GTCGATAATGCCAATGCGCCAGTAGGAGTGAACAACAGCGCACTTAACCCAGGCCTCCTTCCGGCTGCCGCTGGTGCGGTGACTGTTGCTACGTTTGCGGAAGCGAATGGAATCTACACCAACCTGTCTTCGGCGGCACACTACGGTGTTACGCGGAATGTTCAGGACGGAACTGCCGTGCCTGCGGTTGCTGCCGATGGTGCAGCTCCGTCGTTGCGTGGACACGTCCAGGTGAATGTTCCGGGCGGCGTGACGTTTGCAGCGCCTCGCGACCAGGGCCGAGCGGTTCTTGCGCTTCCGCGCATGACTGCTCTTATGGACGCTGTTGACCTTGACCCGCAGGCTACGCCTGGTGCCGGTGGCGGAACGCTTCCCGGTGGTGGTGGAGAGGCTCCCGATATTATCCTGCTCAACCCTGTTGACCGTCAGGCTTATATCGGAATCCTTAACGCGACTATCCAGATGAACCCCGCTGGAACCAAGGCTAAGGGTGACGGTTCGTTCTTGGACATCGCGTTTGCCGGTGTGCCAATTCGCACGAGCCGCGCCTGTCACCGTCGCGCCATGATTTTCATGCGCAAAGACTCCTGGTGCCTGACCGAGCTTCAGTCGCCTGGGTTTGCTGACCTTGATGGAAACGTCCTCTCGCGAGTTGGAAACAGCGATGCGTTTGAGGGTTACTATCGTTGGTATTGGAATGTTGTTGCAAAGCATCCCAATAACAACTGCATCCTCATCGGATACAACTAGGTTGCACTAAAAAAGGGGGGCTTCGGCCCCCCTTCCTTTAGGAGGTCCCCGTGGCACGAGCACGCAAAGATGCAGCGAAGCGTCTTATGGGTAAGCGCAAGAAGACCGCTGCGTGGACTCGTAAAGAGGGGAAAGACCCGTCAGGCGGACTCAACGAAAAGGGTCGCAAGTCTTACGAGAAAGAGAATCCAGGGTCTGACCTTAAGCGCCCACAGCCAGAGGGTGGTAAGCGGCGGGACCGATTTTGTGCGCGCATGAAAGGTATGAAGAAAAAGCTTACCAGCAAGAAGACGGCTCGTGACCCCAAGAGCCGCATAAACAAGTCACTCCGTAAATGGAACTGTTAGGAGAAAGCCATGCCAGGTTCACGCAAAAAAGCCGCCATGAAGATGTATGAGAAGGCGAAGAAGACGTCTAAACCTGGTGATGGCAAGCGGTTCGCTGCGCTATCTAAAGCCGTAGGGTCAAAGGCCTTGGCGGCATTTATTGGGCGCAAGACATACGGAAAGAAAGGCATGGCTAAAATGGCAGCCAAGGGTCGAAAGAAATGATAGACTTGGCACTCGCGTCAGTGGTCATAACCGCCATTACGCTAAACATATACATCGTTGATTTGATTAAGAAAAAGCGTCGTGAAATTAAACAGCACGATGAATCTATTAGGCTCACTAGTTATGATGCTGACCCCCTTGACATTGTGTCTTCTCAAGAAGATATCGGAGGCTCTCTATGGCAATGATGACACCAAGAAGCAGAGCAGCACTAAGGCTGTCAGGGGGAAGAGGCGCTCTTGACGACGAGCAAAGCAATGTCGCGTCCACAGTGCTAGGCGTCCTTGGAGGTATCGGCGGCGGAATTGCAGGTGCCGTAACGGGCGGACCTGCGGGTGCAGTCGCTGGAGCAGGGCTTGGGAATACCGCTGGGCAGACCGTGGGAAACCTGATGGAAGGAAACGAAGAGGATATGATGCAACGAGTCTCGCAGGCTGGTCAACAGTTCACGCAATACGACAAGGCGCAGAAGTCTCTTGAGCTTCAAAAGAAACTACAGAAACGAATGAAGGCACTGGGTATTGAGCAATGAGCGACAAGTTCCCCACTAATATGAGAGGGCTCATCAAAGAGAGCGAAGACGACAAGTCTAGCTACACTCGTGCGTGGGACTTGTGCGTTCTTTTCTTGAGCGGAAACCAGTGGCTCACGTACAACGACAGCTTGCGCCAATGGTCAATGGACCGCCCGCAGCAGTCGAACACCAGGGTCACCGTCAACCTGCTCCTCAATATGTACCGAAACATCTTGTCGCGCATGATGGTGAACTACCCTGCCATCGCGGTTTTGCCCGCTAGTCCGTCGACAAGCGACATCGTAAAAGCAAAGACAAGCGAGTGGTTACTTCAATACCACTGGCAAGCCGATGACATGGCGGAGACGATTAAGGTCGCCATCGAGCACTTGCTCTCTTTCGGTACTGTAGGGTTTCATACCTATTATGACCCTAAGCTAAAACGGGCACACACGGATGTTGTCAGCCCATACGACTTATTCTTTGAAGCTAAGGTGGCGGACCCTGAGGAGTCTCAGTGGATTGCGATACGGACGTATCATACAAGAAGCGCCCTTAAGGCTGCGTATCCAGACCATGAGAAAGAAATTGAGGACGCGGCCACCACAGACAAGTCCAAAGAGGGCGGCCCCTTAGGTGACATGGTTCCTGCCAACCGCGTAGAAACATACGAGGTTTACTGGAGGGACGGTCGTCACGCCATCCTTATGGGGCAGACATATCTGTTTAAAGAAGAGAACGGAGTCACCGACCCGTTCCCTGTTCAGATTGTTCGCTACTCGTCTATACCTACAAGGTTGTGGGGAGTAGGCCTTGTTTCTCCTTTGGTTCGTCTTCAGTGGTATTATAATAAGTCACGGTCACAGGTTCTCCAGAATGTGGAGTTGATGGGGAACCCCAAATGGCTCATCCCAAAAACTGCCGGTGTCGACACGTCCTCGTTTACCGACAGGCCCGGGGAGAAGGTTTATTATAATGCTGCTGGGGGCAAGCCTGAGATGGCACCACCGAAGCCGCTGCCAGGATACGTGCTCGACAACATTACCCGTATCCAGTCTGAGATGCAGGACGTTGCAGGTATTCACTCGGTAACGCTCGGTAAGCGGGCGGTCAACGTGTCTAGCGGTAGCGCCATCGACGTGCTTTCGCGTAACGACATGAGTCAGCTTCAGGTGTCTCAGAACGCAATGGAGCGAGGCATTAAAGAGGTCGCAAGGCTTACGCTTGTTATCGCGAAGCGATACTACACCGAGCGCAAAATGCTTCGCATGATGGATACGCTCGGAAGCGTAGTCCACAAAGAGTTAGACTCAACCAACCTTACCGAGGACCCGGAAGTGTTCTTGCAGCCGGGGTCTTTGTTTAGAACCGAAGCGCATGACCGCGACAGCCGAGTGCTTGAGCTATTCAAGCTTGGGTTGGTTGACCAGGAAACTGCGACCAGGGAGCTTTCCTTCCGAACGTCGAACGCTTACGTCTCGCGTCACATCGCACAGATGTCTCACGCGCAAGACCTGCTCGCAGCCGCAGCATCTGGATACGACATCGAGATATTTGCGTCTGATGACCTCAAAGCGTTTAAGCAGGTATGGGAAGAGTTCATGCAGTCCGAGGACTTCTACCTCCTTCCTGAAGATAGGCAGGACTACCTTAGCGATGTCTACGTTGCCATCTCTACCTTTGGTATGGGAGACGAGGCGTATCAAAAGGCCGCGATGAACCGAAGCGTTTGGCCGCGCAAAACTCCCGTAGCTGCACCAGAAGTTGAGCAGGCAACCGAGCTCGGAATCCAAGAGTCTCAACAGGCGCTAAACCAAATGGGCCAGGAGCAGGTCTACGAGGCCGCCAGACGCGACCAAGTGGAAGATGCGGTGTCACGCATGGGTCAGCGCAGTGAAGCCCTTATATCACCAGTAGGACCGGGGTACTGATGTTTGTCTTCGAGATTACTAATCTGTTTCGGCAATACTGCGATGAGCCCGATACGACGTGGCTTACCGCAGCAGATGTCGCAAGCTATCTTCTCACCGGGTACAACGAGTTTCGGTGGAAGGTAAGCGACATGGCACCTCACACCTATGCGGTAGACGTGTCTATCCCGGCAGCAAGCGTCACTGAGTACGACCTTGCGTTGCCTGCAAATGCGGTGAGGATACTGGGAAGTAACCTGTCTGCTGGTGTGCAGCGAATGACCCAGCTTATTCAGGTTCGCACACCCACCAGCTCAACACCGAATGACCTGCTCTGGAAATCGGCGCAAGGCTTACGTGACCTACAGTCGACGTATCGGTCTTATTACTTACAGGGAACGACGCTGTACCTGTCGCTAGCACCTGGAAGCAACTTGATTGTGACGTACATTCCAGAAAACTCGGTGAACTGGGCAAACACGGCAACCGGTGCCGGTGCTGAGTACGTGGATGACCTCGCAATGTTTCACGATATCATCGCGCTGCTGGCTTACAAGCAGTACTCGATTCGAGACGCAAACGTAAATCAGCCCCTCATGATGCAACTAGGCATGAGGCTTAGGGAGCTAGAGGCGTATATGAACCGTCGCAACTTTGAAGGGGTTCAGTACGTGAGAAGGACATCCGATTCATACGAGGACGTCTAATGCCTAAGTATACCGAGACTGAGATATTAGGTGATGGATGTAAGCTAGACGCCCCTACGAAGGGGTCGTTTGCAATGAACATGATATTTCGTCGAGGTGCATGGGAAGTAAGGAAAGGCTTCGGCCAGTTTGCACAGCGGTGCTCAACGATGGCGTTGCCCGATATTGCAGGAAGAGGAAACACCACCCTGCAAAAGCATCTCGGAAGCAGGCTCATCAAAACCAACTTTGACCATGAGCAGATAGTTTCAGTCTTTGAAGGTAACGCCAATACTGGGGACACCATCCTCGGCACAACGCTTAGGTCATCTAGGCGCATACCAATATACACGGTGCAGATTGACGACCTCACGGATGGCACCCGGTGGGAGGTCCCCCTTTACCAGCACACTGTAAGCCAGAAGTCTGATGTGACACTAAACATATCAACCGCTTACGAAGATGCTGCTAGCTATCCGTTGGCGACAATGCACGCCAACTATGAAACGGACACAACGTATGACAGGCAACGGTGGGTCACAACACTGTCTGCTGGAGACGACGCCTTTACGTTTATAGAAACTAAAGACAGGGTCATCTTTTCACACCCCGTTCTTGGTGCGTGGATTTATTATCCCACAAAGTTTCAAGATGTTACGCAGAGGACCGTGCAGGTTACCGGGGCATATTGGCACGAGTCATCTCGCTCGTATGGTGAGTCGTCAGTGGTGTCACCTTTAGTCATGGCGGGCCAGGGACTGTTTGGCGGCGCGGCAGACGGTCTGTCTTATCTTATACCCTCCGACTTTCCGCCTCCTTCGGCAATAGCTGCCGTAGGGAACAAGGTGGCGTATGCCAGGGACCGCACCGTATTCTTTTCAGACGACGACTATTATGCGTCCGTTTTGGGGGATAACGTAATTGTCATTGATAGCGAGAACCCTATCACTGCAATCGCAGAGCAGTTAGGCAACCTTACTATATGGACATCTACTGAGACGTTTGTGTACAGGATTCCTTCGAGCGGCGCTGTGGGCACAGGCTCGTTGACAAAGATAAGTGATACCGTTGGGTGCCTTAATGCAAACTCATGGGTAAAGACCGGCAATGACATTGTGTGGATGGACCGAAACAACGTGTATCGGACCACTGGAAACCTCATTGTAAGTCCGGTGGCTGACGTCATTGCTCCGTTCTTTACGGACTTTGTGACCAACCCAATGACAAGCTACTATGTGGCTAACGGCGTATCTACGCCTGTCGCATCAGACAGCCAGAATATGCCAGACACTACATTGCGCCTTAATGACACACGGTGTCACATGGCGTACTCGCCTAAGCTAGACGCGGTGTTTGCCGTGTTTCCTGAAGAGCGAGAGATGTGGGTTCTATGTAATGGCAAGTGGGCGTACTGGACTGTTGAGTCAATGGTCCACACTAACGGTGCCGGCGCGGCAGATGTTGGTTCTAACCTTCGTATTAAGTCCCCCTGGATGGTTACGGGAGATGACACCGTTGCTCTTGTCACAGGACCTTTAAGTCAGTCACATGATGACGCAAGCGCAGCAGGTCTCGATGTCGGCGGCACCAACTATCAAGTCCTGGTGTACGGTCGAGGCGGCTCGATTGACCGCTCAGTCGAGGACGAGGATTATCGAATACCCGCCCAGAACTATGTGTACCTGAGCACAGCCGGATATCATGACCCGAGAAACCCGCTGCATAAAGTTACGATGTACCTAGACAAACCATTCAAGGTAGACCGTGGGTACAAGTTTAGGTCGACGGCAGCAGCCTCTACCGTAATTAACAACGAGGACGTGTGGTGGGTGCCTATCACAGTGGTGTGCCCTTTAGGTGCTATCACGCCCGCTAGCGGCGTTTCTGCGTGGTCAGTAACGCTTGGGTTTGACAATACGAATTGGAAGCCAAGGCTAGATGACCCATCTGCCGCTACTGGCACAATAGATTACGCGCTGCCGAGTGAGCGTATTGCAGGCCTTGGTGGATATACTGTGACGCAATCTGCTGCCAATAGGATTAGCATTGCGTTTGTTGCCGGAGGTTTAAACCCGGTGATATCTATTAACGACGACCGCGTGAACATGCTGATGTACCTTCCGATGCAAAGGCTTAACGATGCCGGAGTAAGGTCGTTTGGGTTTAGCGTGGTTACGAATGCGTCGTTTACATCGGGCGGGACTGCGCGTACCGCATCCGTTATAAGCTGGGAGCAGTGGCACCTTGGGACGCCTGACATGTCCAAAGACGATAACGTCGCACTGCCTGTAGACTGGTGCTACAAGTCGCAAGAGGTCGGGCTGACAGACGCCAACCTGCTAAAGGCGCGCGGGCTTTTCGTAAGGTTGCTCTCGCATGGCTCAGGTGTAACGACCGATTACCTTGTTCCTGCTTGGCCTTATGGTCCGTTCAATACGCTCCTTGGTAGCGACCGTAAGGGTTGGATGAGCCAGGTCATTGACACGGCTACATCTGGAGCACCAGGCGCGGAACAACCAGCGTTAGACCTGTTGACCAACAAGAACACCACAAGGACGCGAGTTCGAGATGTTGCAGGCAACATGCAGCTTAAGAACTTCGTCGCGTCGACTGCTGCTGCGGGACTTCATTATGGAACAGCAGGAGTGGCAGGTGGAGACTACATTATCGACGACCAAGAGGTGTCGATTGTGGCGACCAGTGATGGGGTAAAAGGTAATAGCTTTTCCTACATGGTGTTTGGTCATGTGCAAAACAGAGCGCAGGCGCTAAAGCTAGAGAGCGTCCTTGCACAGTTGCGCGTGGTGGGTGGCTCAAGAAGGAGGTTTGGACATTGAGGTTCGCTTCTGAAATAGAGCACCGAGGCCTTGGGCGTATCGACCAGGCCAACCAAGATGCAAGGCAAGACGTTGTTGCAGGTCTCAACAGTCTAGACTTTGAGACTCCTTCTGTGACGTATGAGGAAACAGGAAGTAGCTACAACAAGGCAAACCTGAGCGCAGGAGCGCATCAGCGCATTAGGATTACCAAGCCCTTCGGCATGGTGGGTGGCCTTGGAGTCAAGACAGTAAGCGCAGGGCAGTCGACAATAAACGCAAAAGCGGTGATTGACTCTGTTCACTTCAAAAACACAGACAAGTTCCCTAATGAGCTGGTCATTGTGGGAACAGGAACTGCGAACACAGAGGTTCGGGTAGTGTTCCGAAACTGCGTGTTTGAGCGCACAGCCGAGATGCAATCTGCAATATGGGTGCGTGTTGCTCCCGGTGCGAAGGCGGTGTTCGTGGGATGCATGTTCTCAGGCGGGTTTGGGTCTGGCAGTGTAATAGACAACCAGGCACCAAATGTAGCCGCAGGAGTTCATCTTATTGGCTGCGTTAATGCGAACCCCACCGTAGGCCTTGGGACCGTAACGGCAACCGGAGTGATATCGTAATGCCATTTAAGAAGCATCCGAGACACGTAACCGAACAACAGTTTGCCGAGGGCACAACGGTAGATGGCTCACGCTTAGACGATGCAATGGAAGACTTTATCCAGCATCACAACAATATACCGTCGTCAGACATCTCTACACGCTATACCGCGAACACGTACTTCAGCGGGTGGATTCCGCAGAACCCTGGGCTTGCGCAAAATGGTACACGATTCCCTTGGCAGACCGCGTTTAATGTAGCCTCTCAGGCAACAGGCGCATCGATTCCAAGCGTTATGAGTAACCCTGAAAGGGTGAAAGGGTACCAGATACCCGGAGTTGAGCCCCGTGTAGACAGCGGGCTTCATCAGCAGTTTGTTTGGTCTACATGCTTCGCCTTTGACAAGCCGGTAATTGTCAAGCGGGTGTTTGTTCAGATGGCAATAGATACCGCTGGCGCAAGTGTAGTTCAGTACAACTTAAACCCAGTATACGCCTCTCCAGCGCCGCCTGGGTTTGCTGCTGCACAAGAAACACAAGACTTTACGTTTTCCTTTGAGGTTTCCTCCCCCCTATCTCCAGAAGACAGGCAGCACACGGACGTTGAAATTGCTAGGAACCAGTTTATATTTAGCCGAGACTTGTTTAGGCCTGTGGCTTGGCCTGGTGGTGCGACGGACATGAACCCTTCGGGGTGGCCTGGGGGCGCACCTGCCGGCTGGATAATACCTTTGGAAGTAGACGTCCCTTTGCATCAAGAGTCTATCGCAAGGTTAAACCTGGTGATTCCTCCCGCAACCGCAGGTCCCGTACCGTATGGCTCTCCGTGGGGTGTTAAGCCTTGGTATCAGTGCCACTGGGGTGTTACGTTGGTTGTGCTTGAGGGGCTAGAGTAATGACTAAGATTAAGCGTCCAAATCTAAGCAGGGGCACCAAGCTACTGGTGAACCACATCCATACCCCGCTGTCTGCCGTTGCAAGCGACATCAATGCGGGTGCGGTTGGTGAAGAGAACTTGCAAGAGAAGTCAGGCGTGTTTCGCATTAACCTTCACGTCCCATACCTTGCTAACGACTTCGCCTTTTCCACGTATGACGGCACGGTTTCATCCCTTGACACGCAAGGAGAGCCGTTTTCAATTCCGTTTACCATCCCTCCATATCAGCAACAGTTTAGCGTAGACGCATCTAACGACCCGATAATAAACATAAGCACGCCGAAGATTGTCCTTGACGAGTTTTCTATAAGCTTTGACCAGCGGGCCGAGCCGGCAGCTATCATTGACTTTGTGCAACCATCTGCTGCGGGAGCAGACCCCATTGAGAATACGACTACAGCGTATGACATGGACTTTGACGAGCTGTCCGCATACTCAATGCAGCTATCTATATGGGAGAAAACACCCACTGCCTTCAACGGTCCAGAGGATATTGAGCGTACTATCTTCAATGCTCCACTGCCATTTGGCAACCTGGCTAGCACGTTTGATAGGTCGCTGGGTGACATTGGTAACCCGTCTGTATTTAAAGACATCGGCGCAGCAGTTGACCCCTATAAGACCTACGGCATTTCTATCAAGATGCCTGCTCTTGGTGTGCTCAACGGCTCACCGAACACCCGTAACCATGCACTGGTAAGCGTTCAGTTCTCACTCAAGTTTAAGAGCGTGCTTGTCCCGAGGGACATTAACGGCGCACCTATGGCAATATCGAACTTGCCAACCAAGGATACCAACGGTGCAATTAGAACACCTACGGCAGTGAGTTTGCCGGTTACCGTCACCGCGCCGCTTCCGGGCACCATTATTAGTAGTGACGACGCGACCGGAGTTAACACGTCTATGGCGACGATAGATGAGGTCTATCGAAAGAAACTGTCTGGAGGTCGCGATGAGTTCTGCGAAGTCGCATCTTTACAGCAGCTTGCAGACGATTCGACCTTTGAGGTCATCGCTGTGCCGATGTTTAACAACCGAAGGTACGGAGGAGTTTACGCTACAACGTGGCAGACAGAGCCTTATGCTGGTGCGGGCGACCCTTTATGGGAAAGAAAGATGGTCCCGTTGTCTTACCCGTTTGTGGTTCATCACGTTATTATGGCGTGGAACTGGCAGCGTTTTATTCCTGTTGGTTTTGGGGGTGCTGCGCCTGCGCCTCCTGGCGCAATACCGTCAAACGCAATGAGTGCACACGTTGGTGTTGCGATTGGCACAGGCATGAGGGCTGATGCCGCTGGCTATCAACAAATAGCCGAGCTTTCCATAAACACCCCGAACGCTCCCGGCACATGGGAAACGCATCTTATCGACAAGATAAGAACTTCTAAAAAGGTTGCCGCCCTAAGAGTTGCTCCAGCAACGGGAGTACCAAGGGACTGGGAGCTTCATTATGTTCCGCTTGTTCCGCAAGCAGGCGTAGCAGCTACTGGAAGCGGCACTGGCTATAAGTCCACCAGTGTGCCTGCGTTTGTTGGAAAGTCTTGGCTGCCAACTTCCACTAGAACAATAATGAATGGCGGAACGGATTCACGAGCCGGCGGCCAAGAACAATGGCTTGAAGTAAGAATGAAACTAGACACAGTGCCTACCGCAAACAACGAGGTGATTTGCGGATACCAAGGTCACTGGGTGTACATCATCGGTAAGAAATCAATAGTGTGAGGCTGTCATGGCAGAGTACGAAGAGTTTTACGGGCAAGAAGAGTATGAGCCACTAAGGTTGATATCAGATGGCGACATCAATGTTGTCGGCGACCCTATGACTACAGGTCAGTATGAAGCAGCGCAGAGGCGAATTGCTGACGCACTAAGGGAGCGCCAAGCTGCGCTCACTGGTCTTGAGGGGCAGAGAGAAGCACTGCTTGGCGGAATCGCTGGAGAGCGAGAAGCGGCAGAGGCGTCCATACGTGCGGCAAGGCAGGGCGCTGCTCGTTCAATGATGGGGCTAGCGGGAGGTACCGGGGGGCTTGCAGGCTCAGGCGCGGTGCGTGCCGGCCTTGCACAGTCTGGTTTTGAGGCCGCTAACAAAGAACAAATGGCTAGGCAGACGGCAGCCAAAAACATTATGGGCATCCAGACGCAGGCCCAAGGCATGCTTGCAGACATTGAAGAGGCAAGGTCCGCAGCCACTCCTGAGTCGCTGCGAGACGAAGCCGTTGCAGAAGCGTATACGCAGGCCAACGAAATATATGCCGCCAATGTTGCAGGTGGGTCCGAAGGATTACGTCGCGCTATTTCCCAGTTGTCAGACCTGGCCAACAAAGCAGACTTTCCCGAAGCAAGGGCAGAATATCAAAACATAATTAACGCCCTTTCCGCTGAACTATAGGAGCCTAACATGGGACGCATAAGACCTCGAAGGCGAGCAAGGATTGATGCAGTCAGCCTAGACGACGCCCCAGAAAAAAGCGGCGTAGCTAAGTACATGGACGTCATTCGGGCAATCAAGGGGACACTCCCCCTGGTTGACCCGCTTGTAAAAGGCATCCGTAAGGCTATCGCTAAACCGCCCACATCACCCAGGGCAGCAGCAGCGCAGAGGTCTTTAGAGGATGGGCTTACGCCAGAACAAAGCGCCGAGCTTATCAACATGCGTAACCTTGAAAGGAAACGCGCAGCCGCCGCCGCAGCACAGCCCATGCCTCAAAAAGACTCTAAGCCAGTCGTGCCTCTTGGTGGAGAGCCGTTCCCTCGGATGGGCTTTAGCACTCCGAGAAAAACCACAAGAGGCCCGATACCCAATGTATATGACTTCGATTTAACGGAGTCTCCGTGGCAAGAGCGAGAGACATCTTATTTTGATAGAACCCTGGGAAGGCCAAGGTTTAGGACCACAGTTACCCCAAGGGCACTAACCGGCGTACCTAGCCCCCAGCTAAAGCTGGACCCGAGCTTAAGTCCAATGCTCAATGTTCCTGGCGAGGACCCCTCTCCGCCCATTCCGTCTGAGGCAAGAAAGGCAGGTATACGCGAGGTAATAGCAAGGCAACTGATGCCAGGGTTTACTTCGACCGGCAAGGGCGCGGCGGTAGATAATAATCCGATTATAAGAACGATTGAAGAACAAAACCGAAAGCTAAGAGACGAACGCATAGGAGGGCCTTTTGTTCAAGGTGACGCCCCTCCAGACAGGGTACTTCCTGCTAGCGTTCCCTCTATTCCAGAGACAAAACTCGAGTCACCGTTCTTGCGGCCTGAGCCTGCTGACCTTCCTGAGCGACCATCAGACATGCCAGCGATAACGCCCACCGTCCTTCCTGTGCCAGAGGGTGCTCGTCTGGGTCAGGAGCCTGGTGCCCCAATGCCAACCATACCTGGAGAGGTTGGTGGCGTTAAGGTGCCGATGAAGGATGGCAGGATTGACATTGCCCAGCTTGGCAAGATGTTCCGAGAGAAGAACGTGACAGACCGCAAGGCAGCGCGTGGAGATAGCGCATTGCCTGAAGACCTGTCTCAGTACTCGCTTACTGAGCTAAGGGCTATTCGCAAGCTAGCCAAGACACCGGCTGACATCCGTCGCCTCGGTGCAGCGGCAAGGGCTCGTGGTGAATACGAGATGCCACCAGGATTGCTTGGCAGCATAGCGGGCGAGTCTGGTGCTCGTGCAGGTGAGCAGTACGTCTTAAGAGAGCTGCCTGCCCCTATGACCGAATCGCAAAGAAGACTTGCCCTTCTCAAGGTAAGAAAGCTTCTGGCAGAGGGTCGAAACATCGAGGCGCAAGCACTTCTAAGAAAGACTCAGGCGGCAGAGAAGGCAGAGAACATTCCGCTCTTAAGGGCAAAGACCCAGCTTACATCGGCGAGGGCGTGGAAAATCCTGCGAAGGGCAATGCCAGGGCGCGGCAGAAACGCCTCAAGAAAGCTTGACCCAAGGCTAAAGCTTGTTCCCATTAAACCTGGTGATGATAGGAACCCATTAGCCGCAACCTTTTACACGGTCGAATTAAAGGAAGGGGTTAAGCCGACTCCAGAGCTTCTCAGCAAGCGCAGAAAAGCGCAAAAGTCTGCAAACACCGTTACCCTAGATAGACTTCAAAAAGCGGCACAGCAACAGAGTAAATCTGGAGAGCAAAAAGACTATAAAGACAGCCTCCTTATGATACAGAATCGTCGAGTTGAGATTGAAGAGGAGAAGCTAAGAAAAAGCCTTGAAGAAGACGACGACTCGACTCCAAGGGGTTAGGATATGAGCAACAAAAAAGGTCCTGAGCTGCTTGGGGAGTATATTGACCGCGTTGGAAGGGGGGTCAAATCTAAGAAAGCGAGACGCCGTAAAAGGTTTAAGAAGCAAAGCGAACTTCTTGAGCTTCTTACTCCGATTGAAGAAAAGACTAGAGGGCACGAGCGTGCCGGCGAAGTGTATCGTGAGCTTCTAGAAAGAAAGAAAAGAGGCGAACAGCTTGCGCCTGGTGTGCAGGCAGCAAGAAGATTGGCAAGACAGCTTGGGGCTCCGGTAAAGCAAACGGATGACCCTTTGTTTCGCTCAGCAAAGCAGCCAGAGCCAGAGCCACCCAAAGCAAACGAAAGCATGGGGGCTGACGATGCTGTGTTTCCTTATCAGCTTGCACAGACAAGCCTTCGGTACAAGAAGCCGATTACACCAACGCGCACGCCAACGCCATTTCCTGAGCAAGCAAGAAAAGAAATATCTCGCAGAATACGCGAAAGTCGCAAGAAGGGAACCTATGACCCAGAGAAAGTTGCGCTTGCTGCGCGTAAGGCTTTAGAGTCAGTAAGCGTTCCTCTTAGCCTTTTTAACCGCACGGCTATAGGACAAATAGCTTTTGCCGACCGCATGCTTGGCAGCGGGGAACTGGTGTCTGCGCCAGGGCAGCCGGTAAAAAGTGAGGACGCTAGGCGGGCAGACAACCTTAAAGAGGCTTTTCTAAAGCTAAGGTCTAAACCCTCGCGAGAACTGATGGGTGCCGCAAGGGAGATGCTAGAGAAGAGAGGGTTTGGGTTATTACTGCAAGACAAGTCGAAAGAAGAAACTGACCGGCTATTGTTAAGTACCGCAGAAGGAATCGTAGACGACTTCTACGATGGCAGGTACGACAAAGAGTACAGCGAAGACGCCAAGGCAATCATTAACCCCTACCTAAAGAAGCTGGGCGCGTACCGCCTGGCATCGGACAAAACGGTAGAAGACGAGCGAAGAGCGTCCCTTGAAGGCAAATCGCTAGACAGGTATGGCGTTGATGAGAAAGCGCCAAGCAAGGGTGGCCTAGGAAAAGCGGCAGTAGGGTTTCTATCGGGAGGCCCAATGGGGGCGCTTGGCACGTATCTTCTTGGAACCCCTGTCGCTAGAGCAGGAGAAGGAATAGCACGGGGTGTTTACAGGTCGCTACCCACTGACTGGACTGGTTTTCAGCCAGGCTTCTTTGACCGCTCTGAAGATGCTGGAAGCGCAGCGTTTGCCCAAGCACTGGCTGCCGACAAGGCTCGAATAGAAAAGCGAGGCAAAGACAGCCTCCCCCTCAACTTTGCAAAAAACATTGGTGAGATGGTAGTTGGCTTGGGCCAGTTGATTTGGGAAACCTACGGGTTGCTTGGGGACGACGTTCCAGAAATAGTCAAACGGTCAGTCATTGCAGACATGAGGAACCGAGGCGTATTCCGTCCTCTTACGGCAAAAGAGTACGACCTTATGCGTTCCGGCAAGCGTGCCGACACGGTTAGAAACATGGTCCAGGCACTGGGTGCCAGCATTACTAACGTTGCAAAGCACCCCGGAACAGCGTTTGAGTCAGACCCTTTGTTTACGTTGATGACGTTTACCGGGGCAGCGCGTGCGCTTAAGATGAACCCTGTATTAAAGTCGCATCTGCAAAAGAAAATGGTAACGGCACCAAACAAACCCTACGTGCCAAAGGCAATGCGTGGAAAACAAGTAAGCCGGTACGAGCTAATCACCGGGGTCCTCAACCAGGTGGATGGCGCACTCATGTTTGCGCCGGTAAAGATAGCTGCCCAGGCGTTGCCTGGATATCAACTATATGGACCTGCATTGCAGCAAGTCGGTGCGGCAATGGCTCCGGTTGGCAAATTTATGACAGCCCTACAGAACTTTCTTATTAGACCTACAGGTCCAGAGTACCGCGTTACTCGAAAGCTTGAGAGGGCAGAAGATGCAAAGAATTTGTATAACCAGCAAAAGGCTAAACTAAGAGAATCCATTGGGGAAAACGCGAGTGCCGCAGACGTCATAAAAGAAATGGATGCTCTTGATACGGTTCCCAAAGAGGTCCTGTCTCAAGAGTTTCTAAACGCGCTGGGTTACGATGCGGTCATTGCAACCGTGCAAAGAACAAACGGGTCTTACTACGATGCAATTAAAAGGCTCGCTGAAGACGGTGACCTGCTAAGAGTGCCTGCGCAAGATAGAGCGGCGTTGGCAGGAACACTCGACCTTCCGGCCCAGTCTCCACCAGGAAGCCCTTCTAGCTATGTAAGCTTTCCTCGCCAAAGCAGAATGGACTTATCAGGGTCGGCATCAGACGCTAGACCTGCTGCGCCTCGACAAGACGTCACCGTCCCAGGCAGGCCAGTATTCGATGATGCTACCGTCCCAGGCAGGCCAGCTTTTGATGATGCTACCGTCCCAGGCAGGCCAGCTTTTGATGATGCGCCACCTGGACCTCCCCCGCTGCCGCGCCCAGAAGCCCCTGTGCCCCCGCCGCTTCCGACTCAAGGTCCACCGCCTTTGCCTGCCCAGGGTCCTCCGCCGCTTCCTAAGCCTTCGCCTGTCGCAGTTCCGAGACCCCCGGTCGCGGCGCGTGTGGCAGACGACGCATACTTTCAAGATGTAATGGATGGCGCTTCGGCTAGAAGTGTTCGCGACGAGGGAAGGCTGGTTGAGTTTGATGAGCTTTACCCGGCCTATGTTGAGGCTCTCTCAGACCAAGGCGGAGGCCCGCATGCGGTTACCGTGCAAAGGTCTGCGTCAACCGAGCCTCTGTTGGTTGAGCTTAGAAAGGCCCAAGAAGACATGGTTCGCAAGGACCTTATGGATTCGATTGAGGGTGCCCTCCCCAAGCTAGAGAAAAAATGGGCTGAACAAGGATTGTCTCGCTCTGAAATACAAGCAAAAAGAGCGCGTTACATAGAGAATAGATTAAGCAACGAACTTCCCGCTAGAATCACAAAAGACATCGAGCAGGCGCAAGGGGCGCTATACAAGGAGACCCTAGACGCTAAAGGAAGCGTGCAATACGAAGGTGTCCGAGGAAAGCCGGGCTCTCCAAAGTACGTCAAAGGTCGCCCGGTCGTAAACACCGATGTCATTAGCCAGTCAGATATTCCCGTCATGGTTATCGACGAGGGGGTCTTAAGGGCGGAGCCGGTTCACACAAGTAGCTATGGAGCAATACTTGACCCTACCACAGGTGCGCCTCGGCAGGGAGTCAACCCCTCAAGACAGTCGATTGCCCACGTCATTGCAGGGCTTGAGTCAGGAAAGCCATTTCAAGTAGCAGCGTCAAATGCAGAGACTGTTAGGTACTTGCAGTCCCTTACACCCAAGCCGTCAACTCCTGCCGGCGGTCTAGGCGCAGTCACGAGTAGCGATGGCCTTATTGGCGCTTTGATGGAAGGGAGAAGAAAAACCGCAGAGACCCTAGAGAGAGGGCGTGAGTTTTTATTTGGAGAACGTCAGCGGACAAGAATCTCTCCTGAGGTGGAGGCAACTATTCTCAACCCGCAAACAAGGGCCCAAGGGCTTGCGCAACTTATTGACGATACGGATTTTGTGTCTTCACAGATACTTGCAAAAGAGCGCCGCTTAATGCTCGAAGAAGAAGTTGCAAACTCTGCGGGGGCAATAAAGGGGGAGAACCAAGGGCAGATAACGGCGGCGACAGACGCAACCCTTGCCGGTAGGTCGCCGGAAGATGTTGGATTAAGACCGGCAACCGCAGAGCAAAAGAAGTGGCTTGGGTTTGACGAGGGGTCCAACCTTTATATCCAACCAGAAGTGCAGGACTTTATAAAGTTTGACCAGAGATGGAGGGGATTGTTTGGAGGGGGCGTTGCCGGTAAAGGCCTGCTAAAGATGGCAAGCTCATCTTGGAAAGCGATGATGACGGCAATGAACCCCATTACGTTTGCTGGTAACCTTATTTCCAACCTGGCCTTACGTGCAATGGTGGATGGAAACGTCACACCGATTGGGTTGCTAGAGGCTACAGGCGTTTATAACAGGTACAAAAGCGGAGCACTTCAGAGGCAAATAACACAAGCAAGAAAGCAAAAGAATAATGCGCTGGCGGAAAAGCTTGAGCTAGACATGGCCATGATAAAAGAGTGGGAGAAGGCAGGGTGGGGAGACTTTACCTCTGTTGAAGTCAGGCAGGCTTTAGGCAAGGGCGTAGCCGACAAGTTTGGCAAGTGGCTGGCAGAGGCAAGTGACTCTGATGCGGCTCAGGCTTTCTCTAAAGTCATGCAGGGCACCGCAACCGCAGCCGACAACCTGTTGGTGCGGACCGCATCTAAGGGTCTAAACCTGTGGAAGGGTGCACTTACAAAGATGGAGACAGCGTACCGTTTATCCGATGTATGGTTCAAGCTTGAGAGGGGACTTATTGTCGGCAGGCTCTTGGATAAGGGCCTGAAAACTATGGGAAAACAAAAGACCCTTACGTTCGACGTGTCACCAGAAAGAAGCATGACAATTTATAAGGACATAAACGGGAATTTTCGGCTCAACAACCAACGCGGTCGAAAGTTGTCACCCAAGCAGGTGTCCTCCTTGTTGGCGGAAGCGGGACGTTTGGCCGGGAATAGGCTTTATTTTGATTACAGTAAGGTGTCTGGCCTGAACCGGCTGTTGCGTGAGTCGGGCATGGACGTCTTTGCGTCTCCATTTTATTCATGGTTCTGGAAGGCTATGTGGGTTCCAGGTTTAAAAGAGGGGCTAGCAAAGCATATTATTAACGGAGGGCTGTCAGGCATAAAGTCTACAGACCCGAACGTCACAAAGCTTATAGGCGCGGGCAAGGCGAGGCAGGCCAGGGGAAGGCTTGGGGTCGTGCTGTCATCGCAGATGGCGCGACAGCTGCCTGAATCTGAAGTTGATAAGATTAGGATGTTGAGCGGGTATGGCCCTACGAAAGACGCTCCCTTTATGGGTTTGTTGACAAAGGGTCCCGGCGGAATGACTCGGTTTATGATGAACCGCTTTGAGGTATCGGGCGCACAGATTCCGCTGTTCCGATTGCTTGGCAAGGCTACAATGTCTTTGCGAGGCAAAGAGGCTGCGGGTTCTAGTCTCGATGGCAGCATACAAGACTTCATTACTGAAGGCAGCCCTCAAAGGGCTGCGCTTGATTCGATAGTTGCAGCAAGGGTTAAGAGCGGACCCAGCGGTTTGACTGAACGTGACAGAAGAGATAGAACCCCGAAGTTTCTAAGGCTTGAACGCATTGTAGACGCGGCCCGCACGCTTGCAGACCCTGAGAAAAGACTGAAGATAGTAGAGGAAGTGAGGTCTGCACTCCCATCGCTTGGCAACAAGGCAAGCGACCTGGCCGTTATTTTTGGTTTACAAATGGGCGGGGCAGGCCCATTGATTGCTGAAACCGTCAAGTCATGGGGACCTTCAGCAGATGACTTGTCTCCTTACATTATTGCTCAGCTTGTAGGGATGGCAACCGGCTCCAAGATGGTGGGTGACATTGCCACCAAGACTTTTAAGGATGGAGGAAATGTCACTCAAGCGGTGCGAGAGTACATTGGAATAAGAGACGACTCTTATCTGAGGAAAAAAGACCAGATTGACGTACAAAATTACGTGAACAAATCTCTCAACAAGCTTGCAAGCGAGTGGAAAAAAAGCCTGCAAACAACACCGTATACCCCCAGAACGGACAAGGACAGGGTGGACCTCGAAGCAATTAAGCGCAGGAACTTGGCAGTGGGCTGGGCTGTAGATGCAGAGATAGAACTGTTAAGAATGGGCATTAAGAGAGAACTAGAAAGCCTTGGCTACGAACCCGCAAGCAAAAAAGAAGTCGCAATCCTGCCCCAGAAAAGCACCCGTGAGCTTGATAGAGAAGCAATGCGAGAGCTGAACGAAAGATGGGCAAAGAGGAAGTAAAATGAACATGAACCTAACAGAGAACTTTACCATCAATGAGTTCGAGTGCCATGACGGGACCGGCGTACCCTGGAACCTAGTCGAGAACGTACAGAAGCTAGCCAACAACCTTCAGGTACTACGCGAAACCATCGGTAAGCCCATTCATGTGGTGTCTGGTTACAGGAATCCCACCTACAACAAGCGCATCGGTGGAGCAAAGCGTTCGTACCACATGAAGGCTATGGCGGCAGACATCCGCGTCAACGGCATGAGCCCGAAGGCTATCAAGGCAGCGATAGAAATCTTGATAACCGAGGGCAAAATGGAGCAAGGTGGTATCGGGTTGTACAAGACGTTTGTACATTACGATAACAGGGGCAGGCGTTCACGGTGGGGCGGATGAGCTTAGCAGACATACTTAGTATCACGGTACCTCTTGGAACAACCATGCTTGCTACTGCCTGGTGGATGGGCTCCCGCATTAGCATGCTTGTCCACCGTATGGATGCCATGGAGAGTCGCCTTGCCAGCATGGAGAAGGGCCTTGATGATGCTAGGAATGCTCGCTCAAACATCTGGGAAAAGCATAACGAACTGACCAACCGGGTAACGGTGGTCGAAACAAAGGTAAGCTAATGAAGAAACCATTACAGTCTCGGACAATACAGACGGGCGCCGCCCTGTTGGTAACTTCTGTTACCAGCGTGGTACTACATTATACCGGTGTGCTTGAGCTTGAGCCTGCTGCACTCGGTGCTGCGTGGTCAGCCATTGTATCGAGCGTGCTTATGGTGGGTATGCGATTTATTACTCGTGAGCCCATCGGTGTCGAGGAGTCGCAGGACAAGGCAGAGGTGACAGAATGAAGAAGGTCCTACTAATCGCCATCGCGCTGGTGTTCATTGCCGGGTGTACCCGTTACGTCAAAGGCAAGTCGCTAGACCTTACCATTAAGCGTGCTCCCGCATGCAAGGTGACAGTGAAGGTCGATGGCTCACTCATCTTAGAGGCTACTGCTAAGAAGCCTTGTCCCAAGGAGTAGCCATGGATTTATCCCCGGTCCTTTCAGAAGTTATGGAGTTGATGGTAAAGAGCAAGGAGCTTAAGGAGTCGGTGGAGAATATCCACAACCAGATTCAGAAGCTGATTACCACCAAGGTAGAAGTAGACACTATCAAGATTAAGGAACAGTAAATGCCCTACGACATTAGAGAAGAAGAAGGCGTCTTTGCAGTCTATCGTTTGCCCTACCCTGGTGAGAAGGGTGGCGAGGAAAAGGTTGCAGAGATGGACGAGCAAGATAACGCAGAGATGTTTGTGGAGTTTGCTCAACGCAAAGAGAAGACCCCACCCATGCGAGCCCCTATGGTAATGGAAACCGAAGAGGTTGAAGAGGAGGAGATGGAGGCATGAGCAAGAAAGACACAAAGAAAAAAGCCCCTGCCAAAAAGGCAGGGACTCAGCTTGGGAAAACGGTTACCGTTCAAGGAATCACCTTCACACTTAAGAAGGTGGATGGCACGGATGCCTTTATGTGGCACTCACCCACCTGCGTGCGCGGAGCATACGCAAGCGAAGAGGCCGCCATTAAGGATACGCCCTCCTAGAACGGTATGTCATCGTCGTCGTAATCATCGACTACGCTGGCCTCTACCTTTCCCTGGTCTACCTGATGGGGCTTATCTCCATCGACGGAGCGAAAGCCCACTAGCCAGTTCTTGGGGTCTGGGAACCTGTCGCTAGGCTCAAGCACTACAAGCTTGACGCGGCACTTCCCGCCTAAGATTCCACCTGAGCCAATGGGTTGCTCTATCGTGGACTCAGACAGGTCGTCGACCTGAAGCACAGTGCATAGCTCATAGAGCATGTGCTTTGCTTTGTCCTCGTACTTGCTGTTGCGCTTGTTCACAACGCTGCAGTCCCATACGAAGATGATGTGCTCGGTCCCGTTGTCGTTGGTTCCAAGGTTGAAGAACACCTTCAGTGTCTTTCCGCCATCGTCCCAGTGCTTCCAACGCACCAGGCCAATGTCTGCACGGTACGTGCCCTCTGGCACCACTGTATTGTAGGACCACTTCGGGTCTGTCTTGGGCTCCTGCGGTGCAGGCGTATACTCTTTTGCGCTAAACGTCCATTCACTCACTTGCTTTCTCCTTGCTAAACCTTTGTGTCATTGACTGCACATACTTGTGATTGTCGAAGAACCCGAGGAACACATCCGCCGAGAACCCTAAGTAGCTGAACGCCTTAGACAGCGCGTCAGTCAGGGCTTTCTTGGGTGCCTCCTCGTCAATGTAGTCTCCCCTCTTGTTCGTACCCTTGAACTTGCAGGTACCAAACACCGGGCTACACGTGCGCCTTGCGACCATCACCTCACCTTCAGGGCCGAGACCCATCTCTTCGCTGTACCAAAGCTGCACGGTTACCATGAACACACCGTCGATAACGGAGTGCTCAATGATGTCCCACCCCCACCCGTCGCCATGAGCACCGAATATCTCGGTAGCCTTAAGCACGTTGTAGTGGGCATCGACTGCGGTGAAACCGTATGCACCTTTGGAAACCTTCTTTGTGAACCGGGGGTCAGTGCACTTCACCTCGTCCCAGATTCTTTTCTTATTCTTCAGATTGACCATCGTATAAACCTTGTTGTCCTTTCCTTAAGGGTCACCCCTTTTACTTCTTCTTTCTGCCTTAACGCTTTCTTAATTAAACCTTTATTGACCTCCTTCTTAATGAACCTATCGGGCAATGAGTCGGGGCATAGCTCACCCACCAAGTCATATGCGGTGCGCTCGCACAGCGTAGCCTTGGAGTTATCAGAGAGCGTGACCTTCTTGTCATTGTTGGCAGTCATCATGCCGACAACATTCTCCGACACGCGCTCAGCCAGACCCTTCAATATGCGCGCGCGCTCAGTCCACTGGCGAGACTTCTTCCTGGCCTCTTCTGCCTCTAGCTTTGCCCTCTCTATTACCACCTTGCACGCGAACATCTTCTCGTCGCGCTCCTCAACGACAGCATCGAACTGCTTCCAGAACTCACTCTCGTAGTGCTCGGCTTCCACCTCACTGGCTCCAGGGTCCGACATTACGTGGGTGTAGTCATGCACCATCTTGGTAATGTCGTTCATGATTTCCCATGAGCTTCTTCTCTTCTCCACTTTGACCTCCTTGAAGTTAAAGATGGGTGCCTGCCCCTTGAGATGCCGAGGTACCGGCAACCCACTAGGATGTGTGGTGTTAAGGGACAGACACCCTGCAAGGATTCATGCCTTACCTTGCATGGCATTCCACTTACCGCTGCCCGACCAAGGAAAGCGGCTCGCGTATTGTACCCTAGTCAAACGACTTATCGTAGTGTGCATCTAGGGCAGTGTCTAAGTTCTCAAGCATGGTCTCCAGCGTGCCTTGTGCACGGTCGAGGTCTTGCAACAGCTCTGTAGCTGAAGAGCACACGTGCATGCATGCCTCGTTGAGGGGCTCGATGTCCAACGACAATGCGCCAAGCACCTTGGCCATTTCGTCAGCGGTCATGATGGTACGACGAAGCACGTCAATCATCTGTAGCTGGTGAGCCCAGATACCCTGGTACCGGTTCACGCTTTCGCTAGTCATATCAATCTTAATTGCCATCACCATCTCCTAGTGGGTTGTGTTACACCCGATATGTAGCATAAAGTATGACACCCCTGTCAAGAAAGTATTTGCATAGTAAAGAAAAAAGATTTACAAACTGGTTATCAACTCCAACCAAAGAGGTTACACAATGAGTAAAGAAGCGGTTACAGAACAGGTTGTTCGGACCATAAGATTCCCTAAGTATTTGATGGATGCGCTTAAGGTGGTGTGCAAGGACGGCATACTATGCAGTTCTGTCAATCATGCCGTGGTGTTAGCGGTGTATCGCCTGCTCCTTGATGAGCCTTGGCACACGCCTTGCAATAATTCTTATTTAGAATTAACTAATAAGGTAAAGAATATATCAGAGACAATAGGAGTACAGCGGAAAGGTGCTCTCGCGGAGAAGGCTCTGGCTAAAAAGCAAGAGACTCAAGATATCCAGAACAAGCTTCTGAAGAAAGCGGGTGACGCTCCACGCAATGAGACGCCTTGGGTCAAGGACCAGGTGTTCTTGGATGCCTGGAAGGATTACCCCAAGGTAGGCAGGGAGCGTTCGAGCAGGCGTAAGTCTTGGAACGTGTGGCGCAAGATGCCGTTGGTAGACCGGATGCAGATAGCCTCTGCCATCAAGCTTGAGAAGAGCACCAACTCTGGATGGGCCGGCGGTTATGTGCCAGGGTTCCACCGCTGGTTGCAGGATGAGAAGTGGAGGGACGTGATGGACGTAGC